TGCCCCCGTCCGAGGCGGCATCGGTCTGGATCGGGTCAGCGACCCAGGCCTCGCCCTGCCGGCGGTAGGCGCTGGCGTTGTTCGGCGCTTCCTCGGTCTTGCCGTCGAGACCAAGCTGCAGCGCGGCATCCGCCGCATCGACATAGAGCTTGAGCGCCTCGTCCTGGTCATCGACATAGGTGGTGTCGGCCTTGGTCGCGTAGAGGTTGTCGATATCGTCCTGGAAATCTTTCAGCTGCGCTGCGGTGAGCCGGGACTGGATCAGGTCGAAGGCAGTGAACGGCAGCGCCGTCGTGCCCTCTTGGGCGCGGACGATCGTCAGCACGTCGCCGGCGATCGCGGTGCACACGCAGATCTCGATGCCGCCCGCCTGGCGTTGCTCAAGCGTGACCAGGAAGGTCACACCCGGCGGCACAGAGGTCGGGAAGCTCGACGGGTCGAGGATCTGGACCGTCGTGTCCGCCGCCGTGATCGAGGCGGCGAGCTCCGAGGTGACGTTGTTCTTGAACAGCCAGGTCATTCGACTACCCCCGAGGTAACGGTGATCTGGATCCCGTCCTCCTTGAGCTGGGTTATCGTGGTCGAGGCCAGCAGCGTGATGACGTAGACGCCGTCGATCGTGCCATTATCGACGATGATCGTCACGCTTGCCAGGTCGGAACTGAGCACGGCCGCCTCGACGAGCAGCGGAGTGGTGTCGGTAACCTCGTCAGCGTTCATCAGGTCGATCAGCGTGACGACGCCGATCAGGACCTCGTTCTCGCCGAGCCAACTCGAGTAGTCGACGGTGTACTGCTTGCGCTCGACATCCGTCTTGGTGAAGCGGCCCAGGATCGACGCCATCAGAGCCCCCTCGGAATGCGCAGCGTGCGGTTCTCGTAAGCCGGGCGCAGCACGCGGTTCTCATATGGGACGATGATACCATCAAGCCCGTCGACGCGCGCCGTCAGCACCGCGGCGCGGGCGTAGCGCGTCAGGATCGCCGGCAGCGTCAGCAGCATGCTCGCGCCCACGCTGCCGCGACCGTTGATCGGGCCTGAGTTGATCGTGTCGCGTGCGAAGTTCATGGCGCGAACCACCCTTCAGCGCCGGTGCTCGTGTCGAAGCCGACCTGCTTGTCGAAGCTGTCGGTGACGAACGGAGCCTGGATGACATTGTCGAGGTCGCAGATCAGCCGGTGGTTGGCCGGGTCAAGCGGATCGCCAGTGACCTGCGTGAGGAGCGCGCGGTAGACCGGCTCCGGCCAGAGCAGGTTCTGGAACATGACCGGCGGCGAGCCGGCCCAACCTGTCGGCGTAATCGCCGGCGTGACCAGCGGCTTGGCTTCCCAATAGACCGGCAGGATCTGGTCCATGGTCTGGTGGTTGGGCACGAACACGAAGCCGTCGCCGAGCAGCACGAGGTACTTGTCCAGCGTCGTCCACTCGAAGTCCTGACCCAGCATCCGAACCCTGGCGATGTTGTAGAGGTTCGGCATCAGGGCCTCCGCAGCATCGGACTGGCATAGCTCTGCGGAAACGTCCAGCGCTGGCCCTCGAAGCGGCGGCCGCGGTTGGCCATCGCGCGCGCCTGTGCGCAGCCGGAACTGTAGGATTTCAGGTGGTAGGCAGCCAGCTGCGGATTGGAGTAGGGCTTGGCCGGCTGACCCATCATCCGGCCAATCGTGCCGTCGATCAGCTCGGTCTGGTACTCGCTCCACATCCACTCTGGCAGCGACGGGTAGACCTGGCGCTTGCCCGGGTCGGCGATCGTCACGGCCGTGACCACGACAATGTCGAGCTTGTCGGAGACGCCGGAGGCGATCTGCAGCGTGCCTGGCACAGGCATCCAGGCCTTGGTCGTCCAGCGCGTGCCGTCGGTGTTGCGCACGTCCATGATGCGGCGCACCGACGCGCCGGCGGCGCTCGGCGAGAACTCGTAGACCAGCTTGCCAGGCTTGAGCTCGACGGTGGTCTCGTCGATCCAGACATTGGTGCGGGTCAGGAAGTCGTCGACCGTGTTCCAGAGCTCAAGCTGGGTGACGCCGTCGAGCGCGCCCGGCAGCTTGAGCCGGAGCTGGTCCATGATCCGGTCGACAATCGGAGGGTTCGTTGCCATCTCAGCCCTCCGTCGTCAGAAGCGAACGGGCATGCTTCGCCAGGAACTTGCCGGCGCGCGCGTCGTCGTTCTCTTCCTCGTCGCGCAGGATGCACTTCCCGCAGATGTAGTAGACCAGCGCCATCCGGTAAATCAGCTCGAACGGCACCGGCGTGGCGAGCTCCTCGGGCGTCGTCGCAGCGAACGTCGGGAAGTCGGTGCGGTAGTACTTCAGGAACAGGTCCGGCCGCATCTTGCGGGTCTCGAGCATCGAGAGGTTCAGCTCGGAGACGATGCTGTCGGAGGAGTAGCGATAGGGTTCGCGCTTGTCCTGGAGCAGCGTCCGGACCTCGGTGAGATAGTCCTGCACGGTATCCAGGGCCACAAGCGCTACTCCAGGGGTAAATAAAATGAAGGGGGCTCGCGCCCCCCTCGCCCTTCGGGCTCGTCCCCCGCGATTAGCCCTTGATCACGATGGCTTCGGCGAGCGCCTTGCCATCGAGGACCGAGTAGCCGAACACCTGCAGGCCGCGGAGCAGCTCGCCGAAGGCGCTCTCGGAGCGGATCGTCTCCATCTTCGTCATCTGCGACGCGAAGGTGAGGCCGTGCGCGTGGCCGGCGTACATGACGTACTCGCCAGCTGCCAGGGTACCGGCGACGCCGGCGGGCAGCAGGTTGGACGAGTAGATCGTGAACCGGTCGATCATGCCCAGGCGGCCGTTGCGGAGCACGGACACACCGTCGCCGGTGAGCGCCGCGTCGCGCAGCTCGGAGCCCTTGAGCATGGTCGCAGCCCAGGTCGGCATCACGACCCAGCGGCCGGTCTCGGGGATGTTCTGCTCGTCGAGCACGAGGCCAAGGCGCAGGATCAGGTCGAGGATCTCGACCTGGCCGGCGGTGGCGTTGCGCGCAACGACCGTGACCGGGGTGCCGGAAGCACCGAGGTTCACGCCAGCGGTGATCGCGCCAGCGGCGACGCCGCGGTTCTGCGCCACCATCTGGTGCAGGATGCCCTTCAGCACCTGGGTGTCGATGACGATCTTCATCTGCTCACCGGCATCGTCGGACCAGAGCGACATCAGGTTGATATCGGACTGGGTCTCCATGACGTCGTCGAGGATACAGTTGAAGTACTTGCCCTTGTCGATCGACAGGGTGACGTTCGGCGCTGCGGGGCGCTCGGCCAGCAGCGACTGGCCAACCTCGTAGTCGCGGATCGTGATGGTCGGCTTGGTGCGGATCTGCACCTTGTCGCCCTGGTTCTTGATCTCGCCCTGATAGTCGGTGTTCGAGATCGCGGCGAGCACGGTGGCCGCGTAGAACTTCTCGATCAGCTTGCCCGACCAGATTTCGGGGATGAACGTCCCCGAATAGGCTGGCGTCGGCTGAGCGGAACCGGTCGGGAACGGGGTGGCGGAAAGAGGATATGCCATGGCTGTCCAGCCTTAAGAAGGGGGTTTAGCGGATACGCCCTTCGTTCCCCGCCTCGAAGATTTGCTGGTCGAGCCGTTTGCGCTCTTCCTCGCGGCCGCGGAACTTGCCGCCGGCCACATCAACGTAGAACTGGGTCACCTGGGCGCGCGTGAAAACCGGCTTCTCTGTGGGAGCCCCGTCGGCTGCCGCAGTCTTGGCTCTGCCCGGTGGCGCCAGACTTTCCAGTGTGACCTTCCCGGTGCCGGCTGGGCCGGGGGACGGGCTGGGGCCAGGCTGGTTGCCGGCGGGAGACGTGGCAGCCTCATCAGCGAGGAAGCCTGTGAAGAAGGCACGCACACGAGGAGTGTTGTTCTGCTCGTATGCTGCCTTCAGCATGTTCATACGAATACCACCGGAGTAAGGATCCGGCAACTTCAACCAGTTGAGGAACTCGGGCTGGTAGTTGATCTGCCGCCATGCAGGCAAGCTCTCATCCATGGAGCTTTCCAGGCGCTCGCGCGCGGTGGTCGCAGCGAAGGTCGAAGCCCCCTTCACCTGCTGTTCGAGACCGGCGATCTTGGTCT